TTCATCTTAAAGAACTGTCTACGGCATCCTGTGTCCTTCCCCAAAGAAATGATCTTATACAGGATTTCCTCCAATTCATCCTCATATAAGGAATTGCTATCGAAGAACTCCTCCAACAAGGTCTTATCTTCTCCCTCTAAAATGACAGAGTAAATATGGGCTTTCTTCCCGGACAAATCAACCATTTCCTTGATGTCAAAATTCATCTCTAATAAAATTGTGATACAAAGTTGCCTTTAAATTCGGATATATCCAAATTTAAAGGTGTATATTTCATGTGGAAGGAATATTATCCGGCTTTCTCAAAAGCCTTATTGAACACCCTCGGATCAAGTATCGCATTCGTTATCGCCGTGAACGCCTTCACGATCCCGGGCTGCTCATTTAAGTTTATTCTCACGTCATTCCCCGTGACCTCGCTTGATAACCGGTCGCTCAGGTACTCTACCTTGTCCAATGCCAGAAAGGACAGGGGATTGTACGCCAACGGGACGATTCTCCGCATCCTGTCGCCGAAATCGCTTATCGTGATCCTAGACATCTGCGCCAGCATGTTTATCGTGGATGACAGGGATGCGATCCGGTTAGATGAGCCCGATACCCCGTGATCCAGCAATATCTGGCTGATCGTGTAGTAATACCGGTCTATATGAGGCCGCACGTCCTCCTCCATGCTTTGCGTAATCTCGGCAAACGCCTCCTTGTTAGCCTTGGCTATCCGGAAAATGTTCGTGTTATAAGCGTTTATCTCCCTCTCTATAACGTTGGCCGTCCGTTTTGCGTTATGCCTGTAGTGCTCGCTATTCCTCATGGCTTCCATGAGCGAGACCGTGTAGTTATACACTTGGTCGTTCACGAAAAGTACCATGTAGGTCAGCGAGGTGACAAGGCCGTTCGTGTCCTTGTCGATCTCTTCCCAATCGTTGTATTGTTTCATGACTTATTCATCGAATTTGATTTGGTACAGGTGGAAACAATTCTCGTGCAGGTTAACAAATTCCTTACGTGGAGGGAATATCTGAGCTACCTGCATGCTGTCCGGCATAAACTTGTATCGTATCTCTTTCAGTTCGTAATATCCGAGCGTGTGATTGGCGGATACGGACAGATGCCATTTACCCATTTCCTTATTTATGAGAATATCCTTTCCTTTGTAGGTGAACATACCCGTCTCGTAGACTCCGTGC